GCATCCCAAATCACTTTCAAAGCATCCAAACAATTTGGTGTAAAAATAGAATTCCCTTGGAATATGGAAACTTTAGATTTAGTAAAAACTTTGCCTGGACGTCAATTCCATCGAAATTATCCAACTGGACCATGCTGGTCAGTCCCAAGATCCCGTACTATTGTACAGCATTTGTTAAAATGGGGATTTGAAATTGATGTTGAATTAACTACTTATCTGAACACTCCATTACCCCCCAAAACTAATTACAGCAAACCTATACAAATTAATGGATTAAAAGGAACCTTGATGCCTTTCCAAGATCATGGTGTTGTCTTTTTAGAACGCAAAAATGGGAGGGCATTAATTGGGGATGAAATGGGCTTGGGTAAAACGATTCAAGCATTGGCTTGGTTACAACTTCACCCAGAAAAACGACCAGCATTAGTTGTTTGTCCAGCTTCCCTGAAATTAAATTGGGAAAAGGAAATTAAAGCATGGATGACTGATGTTTCAGTAGAAATATTATCTGGTAGCAAACCAAAAAAACTAACTACTGATATTAGTATAATTAATTATGACATATTGAAACATTGGGTTGTGGCTTTTATGAAAGCTAGTATTCAAACCGTTATATTCGATGAATGTCATCTGTTTAAAAACAATAAAGCTCAGCGTACCAAAGCCGTAAAAGCAATTGGAAAAAGCATTCCCCATATTATATGTTTATCTGGCACTCCTATTATAAACCGACCTGTTGAAATGTTCAATGCTATTAATATGATACAACCAGGAGTGTTGGGAAATCGGTGGTCTTATCTAAACCGATATTGTGGGGCCCATCGAAATCATTTTGGTTGGGATTTTACGGGAGCTACTAACACAGAAGAATTACACGACAAACTTATTAATTCCATTATGATTCGTCGATTGAAAAAAGATGTTTTAAAAGATCTTCCAGATAAAATTAGATCCTTTGTTCCAATTCAATTAGAAAACTTCAAAGAATATAAATTTGCTGAACGAGATTTTATCCTTTGGGTAAATGATCAAAAAGGTGCTGAAGCAGCTAAAAAAGCAAGCAATGCCCAAGCACTAGCCGAAATTGAAACATTAAAGCAATTAGCTGTAAAAGGTAAATTAAACCAGTCAATAGATTGGATTAAAAATATGCTGATTACAGAAAACAAACTGGTTATTTTTGCTACACATAAATTTGTTATTGAGGAGTTGATGCAGGAATTTGGCGGAGTTGCTGTTAAGATTGATGGTAGTGTAAATTCCACAAACAGACAAAAAGCAGTAGACCAATTTCAAACAGATCCCGAATGCCGATTATTCATTGGAAACATTAAAGCTGCTGGAGTCGGATTAACCTTAACAACTTCCAAGCATGTTGTGTTTTTAGAATTGCCTTGGTCGCCTGGGGATCTTACCCAAGCAGAGGATCGCTGTCACCGTATTGGTCAAAAAGATACCGTGCAAATCCATTACTTATTGGCACATGGTACTATTGAAGAATGAAGAAAAAGTAGCTGATTTGATTGATAGTAAACGTAAAATATTAGATTCCGTCTTAGATGGAAAAGATACTGACCAAACTAGCTTATTAACAGATTTAATGAATTCTTATAAAAACGAAAAATTATGAGCAGTAAAACACAATACAAAGCCTATATACAGACACTTAAAAAAATAATCGATACACAAAAAATAGAAAATAGTAAATTAAAAGAAACAATAATAAATCTAGAATGGACTAATAATACCCTATCCAATGAAACTCAATCCCTATATAAAAATCGAAGAAAATGGTGAAAAATGCTACAATAAATTATATGTACTTTCTTATTCTTGTAACATTATTTTTAGTTGTAATACTAAACCAAAAAAATCAAAAAAAGGAATACAGTAAACAAACTGAACTACTACAAAAACGTAATCATATGGATTCTTTGTATATCGAACATTTGAAAGTATGTAGCTTCATACCATTCAATCAAATCAGTACAGATAAAAATGGATATATGATCCTCAAAAAATAAACAAATAAACCTTTAAAATCTTACAATTATGTTTCTATCAGATCAATTAATCGAAATTGGCAGACAAGCCAATCCAAAAAGCAACTTATCTCAAGCTACACAAGCTAACAAAATGCTTATCCTTTTAAACACAGCAAACAAAGTTGGGGAACCTAAACAAAAGCTTGAAAATATTACCAAATTTGTAGTCAAACAATTAAACAAAGAAGGATTCTCATTTTATACATATAACACCTTTTGGAAAATTGAAATTTAAGAAAAATCGTAAACATATAAATCACTTATCATGCGCCGAACACAATTCCCAAATATTAATTTAATTCGAAAAATAGCATGGTCGTTTCATAAATCAACACACTTAGAATTTGATGATCTTTTCCAAGAAGCGGCCATTGCATATCATGTAGCTTTAAAATCATACGATCCAGCTAAAGGAAAAATAACAACTTTTGCCACTCATTGCATTCTTTCCCATTTGAAAAATTATACTCGGAAAGAACTTAAAGTGCATGGTTGGTTAGAACATATTGACGATGACTGGTTTTGGGAAGTATTACCAGCCCGACCAACTTCTCATATCTTCGAAGATCTGCCAACAGGAAGTTCCAAAATGATTTCTAAAATTACTGAAGAAAATTGGACATGGGCGGAAGTTTGGAAAAACATACATGCCATTAAGGCATCATTTTGTAATATATAAATTTTTTTTATAATAGTAATATTAGGGATAATTATTTTTTATTATATTTGCAGTGTCTACTAATTCTATTGAAAAATGCAATAAAAATATTTATACTCTCGAAAGCAAATGTAATCCTACCTACCACAGTATGATTAGTAGACCATTTGCTGGAGAGAGTGTTATATTAAATAAGCATGATACGGATAAGCATACTTGAAAAGAAATGTGGAGTTTACCAAATAAAATCCAATATTAATGGTAAACTTTATATTGGAAGTTCAGTAAATTTAAAAAGAAGATGGAAAGAGCATTTTTCTAGCCTTGCAAATAATAAACATTATAATTCACATCTACAAAATCATTATAATAAATATGGAAAGGCAGATTTAATATTTACTGTTCTAATTATATGCAAAAAAGAAAAAGTAATACAAGCAGAACAATATTACATTGATTTATTATTTCCAAAATTTAATATCATTTTAACTGCAGGAGATAACACATGCCGAGATATTACAAAAACAACTAGAGAAAAAATAAGTAAAGCCCTGATGGGACATAAAATATCAAAAGAAACCAAAATAAAAATAAGTAAAGCCCTTAAAGGGAAACCAAGTAATATAAAAGGGTATAAACACACTAAAGAAGCAAGGGCAAAAATAAGTCTGAATAATGTAGGTAATAAAAATAGTCTTGGTATAGTTACTTCTAAAGAAAAACGACAAAAAATAAAAGAAGGTAATATTGCTTATTGGAATTCACCAGAAGGAAAAGAAAGAGCAAAACAAAGACAATTAAAATGGTGGAATTCACCTGCTGGATTGGAAAAGAAAGAAAGAATGAAACATAATTTTCTTTCCATTGAATCAAAACAAAAAATATCAGAAACACTTAAAAAAAGAAAATTAAATGGACTGCATTGAATTACTACAAGATTTTGGTATTACTTATATTTCAGAAGGAAATAAACATTGTACTATTGGCTGGGTACAAGTAAATTGTCCTTTTTGTAATTCAACTGATTTCCATCTTGGTTATGATTTAGAAAAAAACTATTGGCACTGCTGGCGATGTGGAAGCCATCAAACTGAAACTGTATTGCAAAAATTATTAGGATGTTCTTTTGAAAAAGTAAAAGAATTAATAAAACAATATCATGGTGTATCATCCCTGCCTGCACCAATAGTAAAAATCAGAAAAAAAATACATAAATTACCATCAGGCACCATTCCCTTAACCAATACACAAAAACAATATTTATACAATAGAGAATATGATGCTGAAAAACTTATTCAAGATTGGGGATTAATTGGAACAGGACCAATTAGCAAATTGGATAATATTGATTTTAAACATCGAATCATTGCTCCCATTATTTGGAACAATACGCAAGTTAGTTTTCAATCCAGAATGACACGCACAGTAGGAAAACATGGTTTGAAATATATCACTTGCCCAAAGAATCGGGAATTGATTGAGCATAAACATATTTTATATGGAAAACAAACGAAATGGGGAGATGTTGGTATTTGTGTTGAAGGGATAACCGATGTATGGAGATTTGGTAAAAATGCTTTTGCCACTTTTGGAATTAAATTTACAAATAAACAAGTACGTGAAATGGCAAAGCAATTTAAACGTATAGCAGTTATTTAC